ATGATCCAAAATAATTACATCTTTTCCACTTTCTATAAGTTTTTCACACTCCTTAGAATCTCCTGAACCTGCATCTGGAACAATAACAAGCTTTGAATCATCTTCACACATACTATCCACAAATTCAGATAATCCATGAATTTTACCTTTGTGAATAAAACATCTAACTTCAATGTCAGGATTTAATCTTTTTATATACTGATAAATATTGGATGCTGATGTAAATCCATCAACATCACAATCCACTAATAAATCTATCACACTTTTATTTTCAATATGTTTTACAAACACATCTCTTGCTTTCTCAATATTATCAAAGAGCAATTCACTCTCTGTATTTTTAACAGTAGGATTCAGGAAGGAGTTTATATCTTTGATACCTTTTAATTTCAAAATATCTTCCAACTCATTTCCGAACCTTACGTGACCTAATACATCGTATTTGAAACTCAAATCTACACTCCTTCCTTATTGATTAGTTCCTACATATATTTTATTCTCCATTAGTTGAAGTAAAGTTTCTTTTCCTCTATCTGTTGGACTATCCTTATATTCAAGTAAATCATTTGTGTCCCAAAGAACCGAAACAGTTACAAACGGACTCAATTTGTCAACGATTTTATCTTTTATATGTTTAGCCCATTTTTTACATTCATCAGAATCAATAGTTTCATATTGCTTGTCCAATGCGACTATAACCTCTCTCACACCAAGCATTAAAATCATTCCTTTTTGATAATCGGTTAGATTACTTCCACATAACGCAACTGTAAAATTATCTTCTCCAAACATTGTGTCTGTCTGGAAAACAGATTTTTCAGCTTCTACTAGCATGATTTTTCTTTTCTTCTGAATGGCTTTAAGGTTATGATTTAATCCAAATAGATTCATTCCAAGTGAATGATTATAAAATCTTCTTCCAACTTTAAATGGAGTATATTTACCGAACAATTCAATATCTTCATCTATTAAGGATCTTCCACGAACTCCTATCAATTGATTATTCACATCAAAATGAGGGATGATAATTTTCTGTTGCCATGTAGAATAAAGAATATTGTATTTTTCCATAGTCTCTATGGATATTCCCTCTTTAATCCATTCGTCTGTGTACATCTTTTGAAATATATTCAAAACACTTTTATCATATGGAACTAATGGTTTTTCTTTGGCTTCTTTTTTACTACTCTTCTTATACTTCCTAATGAATTCCCAATCAGATATTTGTTCTTGTTTTCCGAATCCATATTCACAATTATCAAGATTAAGCTTTACACATATCCAATTAATTGCTTTTTGAAATTCTTCTTGTTCATAATCTTTATATCCCATTACTACACCAATAATGTCCAACTGACCACATTCTGTATAGCAATGGAAAGACATTGAATCTTTATAATAATACAATTTAGGCTTTGTACCATGATGACATATGGTATCTGTAATCCACATATCATCATCTTCATAATAGAAAGTCGCTCCCATTTCTATGAGCAACTTTCTAATATCTTCTTCTTTTAACTTCTCTTTTAATTCTTGGGCGGTCATCGTATACCTCCCTACTTAGATACTTTTGATAATTCTGTCGCTAAATCTGAACCTGAAACATCTACATCTGTTTCAATAATTCCAACATCACCTACATCATCGAGCTTAAAATCAATAAGTGTTTGTTCAATATCAGTTATGAGTTCATAATTGTAATCTGTTACAAAGCAGTCAACTTCTCTCATAGTTCCCATATTAAGTTTTGTCCAAATAATAATTGTCTTCCACTTACCACCACGATTTTTAAATATGTAATATGACATATTCGGAACTAATTTTCCAAAACTTCCATCACTTTCAAGAATTGGTTTTAGCTTTTTTAAATCCTTATGAGTTACAGGAAGTGCTAAAATACCACCATCGGCTTTCTCAATAATAGCCTTTGAACCCTTTAAAGCACCTGCATCCTTATTGTTGTCTTCTTTATAGTTGTCATTTAACTGTGTTGCTGAACCCAAATATATACCAAACTTATTACATACAGACTTTAATGCTGCACTGAATAAGAAAAGAATCTGATCGGTTCTTAATCTTGTGTGTGTTTTATTGTAATAATATTCATACAATGACGGGGAATCGTTGATATAGTCAAAGAAACAAGCGACTATTCCATGATTTAAGATATATTTTTCGATTGTTTCAGAAATGAGGTCAATAGTAAAATCAGGCATATACTCAACATAATATTCATATGTTTCAATATATTTTGCTGACTCTTCAAGAATTTTTTCTTCTTCTGGTGTAATGTCATCCCAAGTTTCAATTCGATCCTGTTCAATGCCACTTACATGTGCAAGAATAATATCCTGAATTTCATC